ACAATCCACTTGTGTAGAAATTTTTCTTAATATCGCCACCCTTTTTCACAGCGTTGGCGTAACAATCCGAAAAGAAGTCTAATACTTCGGTGTACTTCTCCACCCTCAGACAACTCGGAAAGAAAACTTCAAATTCGTCTGTATATGTTTTCTTAACGGCTTTGAGAATTTTTGCAGATAACATAGCCTCTGTTTTTCCGATGTCAGATAATGGTAAATCGAACATTTTCAAAAGTCCGAGCGTCGCCTCGAAAGTATCGTATTTCTCAATGAAAATTTCGATTGTTTGTTCAACGTCATGAGTACAATATCGGATTGTTTCTTGAATTTCCTCGTCTGTAAGTTTCCTATCAACATTAAAGTCGACTGAACTCTCTTTAATCATCGACCCCATAAAGCCCTCGAGGACTTTTAAGCCCCTATCGATACGAAACATAACGTCGTAATTTATTATCGGAAACTTTCTGAATTGTTGTGAATACTGCCACCCTTTGCCACCCGAAATAAGATAGTCGTTGACTTCTTTTGGGTCGAAACCACACAATATTGCTTTTGCTATGAACTGGTCATAGTTCTTCGAATTAAACCCGACCCAAATATCAGATTTATGCTCGTTATAAAAATTTTCAAATTCTTCTCGGTCATTCACAATTACGATTTTTTTTCGCTGGTCGCTATCATAAAAAACCACCAACCAATCGAATTTGAAAACTTCGAAGTCGTAAAATAACACTTATTCGACTTCTTCCCACCACTCGACGATCGGAGTATCTTCATTATCGACCAGCTTTTGAAGTTCCTCGTTGAGTTCTTCTGTGATTTCTTCAACATCAATTTTTAGCATAACATAAACCATATCAATTTGCCCCTTTGCGTAAGATTTTATTTTTTGGGCATAATATAGTCGAGGTTGCCCTCGACTATATCAACCCTATGTTATTCAGCCTCGAAGATGTCAACAATCTTAAATGTCGAAAATCCCTTTTTATTTTCGCCATAATCAAGGGCGTATTCCAAACCAGATGCGTTTTCAGCTACGTCCATAAGAACCTCGTTGAACTGTGAATAAGTATCGAACTCAACATTGACCCCTGTGTCAAGACTTCTTAACAATTCACAGCAAAGATGTATCTGGAAGCCCTGTTCGATAACCTGATTGTAGAAAATTACTGAATTTTTGTAGTCCCCGTTCAAAATTCTAAACCAGATTGTCGTCATAGGCTTTCCGTTCTTGCTTTCTCGCAGTTCAACCTTTTCGACCTTTACCTCATATTTTCCGAATGGCACTTCCTCATATTCGCCCCCGTTGTTTTCCTTTGCTTTCGCAATATCCTGTTTCAGACCCTTTGTGTCAATTTTTTTGTCAAACTTTTCCCAAATTTCCATAGTTAAACCCTCCTTGAATTTTTACATTTTTAATGCCGATTTAAGCAAATCACCTAATGCCGAAGTCAAACCGTCTAACTTCGAATTGTCATTTTTCGACGGCTTGTAAGTTCCGTCAGCAATCATTTTTTCGCCAAGAGCCTCGCAAGCAATGACCTGTGCCAACTCTGAAAGTTCCCCGTATTCTTTCTTGCTGTTTATGATTGCGAACAAAATCGAACCAAGCACGCTTGTTGTTTCGTCCATATCCTTATCGCCAGCAAGAGCGTACGCAAATTCTGCGATTGTTTTTTCTTTATCGATAGCCTTTAAAATCTGTTCCTTGTTGTTTTTCATAATAACATCATACGCAGTCATATCTTACGCCCTAACCTTTCTCGTACGTCTTTTTGGTGTTTCTTCTGCTGGTGTTTCCTCAACAGGTCTTTCGTCCGTTGGTGTTTCAACCTTTTTAGCTCTTGGCTTTGGCTGTTCCCCGAAAACATTCATCAACTCGTCCCAGTCAAGTGGGATTTTTGTGTTCTTAATGTTTGTAAGTCGTCCTCCACCAAAGACAACCTCATTTGACTTAAAGTTTAACGTTCTCTCTCCGTCGTCCTCAACCACAACACGAGCAACAATGTCAACCATACCAGCCAATTTGTTTGCGATTGCCTCCTGAATATTAGGTGCAATCTTGGTGATGTTCTGCCCGTTTTTCTTTGTGATGTCCTTTGAAATATCCTCGTGCGAAACAATGATAAGGTTTTCGTAATCAAGATTAAAAAATCTTCTCATTGTGCTGAGATATTCGGTCTTGATAATGTCCCAGCCTTTACCGTAACCAGAATCGCTTTCGTGTTCAATCCCCAGTTCGTTATACTTGTAAAGTCTGCACATTTCTCTTGTATCTTCGACAAGGTCAACAATGATTGTTTTGAAATCGTTCTGACCCTTTTCCAATTCTTCGATTGTTTCCTTGAAAACTTCCCACGCAAACTTACGCTCTGTAATTCTGCCATTTACAGTAACGACGTCCTTGATTGCAACATACGGCATTGTTACATTGGAAATATTTCCGTCTGTATTCAAATTCAATGGATTTGGTGCTTTATCAAGCATTGTTGTTTTGCCTGAAAATGGCTGACCATAAATCCAGATTTTTCTTTTTGCATTTGCCCCGATTTCACGTCGGTCGGTTGTTGGTAAAATCATATAATTAACCCCTTTCTGACATAGTTCAGCGTACTCGCAGAACGTACAATAATTTTCGATTTTTTCGTATTTCTCGCACAACTCAATGTCTGAAATTGAGTTGTAAAATTCATCAACTTTGGATTTGTCGTAATCGACTTTGACGATTTCAACCTCCATTATTGAAAGCTGTTGTTTCAGCCTTTTTCGAAAGTCGTTCAGACTTTCTGTTTTCTTCTGTCGAATTTGTGTTTTCGGGATAAACAGATAATATAAATCCCTGACCTTGTCGCAGTTCAAATCTCGGAAATGTCGATACAGATGTAATTGTGCTGACTTCAAATATTTGTCTTTGTTGTTCGAATATTTAAAATCATAAACATCGCCATCGTCTGTAATCAAATCTGCGAAACCAACAAAATCGCTCGTTTGGATTTTTACCTCAAAATCACCCTTTGGGAGAACTGCTCTCGCTTTTGGTATCAGATTTTCAAGTTTGATTGCCTCATTAACGTGTAAATCCGAAATAATCGGATATTGATTGTAATACCAATCTATCGCCTGTTTGACCCCTTGCTCAATGCCAATGTGCATTGCCTGTCCAATTATCAAGGCATTTTGAGGGTCGTCGCTCGGTAATGTTTCAAGTTCGTCGATATATCGAAATTTGAATTTCATCGGACAGCTTTTGAAACATTCCACCCTGCTGTGACTGTACGTTGTTCCCACCTCCTTGTTAGTATTCTACAATAACAATTAGTTATTGTCAATAACATTTTTGAGTTTGAAAATAACTCTTTTGAAATCCTCAAACTCATCTGGGTAAAGTATCAATCCTATACCACCTGCTCGTTTGATTTCATTGATGTTGAACTTTTGTAAATCACTCGCTTTACCGTTTGGTGCTTTAAGTTCAACCCCTAAGAAATGCCCGTTACAACATATCAACAAATCTGGTACGCCAGACCTTGTAAACTGACCACCTCCCCAATATTTGACGAAGTAACAGCCCTCGTCTTTTAGAAATTTCTTAACTCGATTTTCGAAGTTTTTTTCACTTGCGATTGTTCTCACCTCCCTCGTTTCGCTCAACATCAACCCCCGTCAAGTAAAGAACAATTGCAAGATTGACTATAAATGCGATTGTACCGAATACTACATTCACATCAATGAGAATGAATGTAATCAATCCCAGCCAAAAAATTATGAAACCGAACATCACTAAACCCCCTTTCATTTTCCATATTCTTATTATAAACCTTAGAAACAGCAAGTTAAATAACATTTTCTAAAAGGTTTATTAACATTGTATTAACTCTGCAAACAATTCGTCTGTAAAATCTTTTCGCATTTCCAACGTTTCGTAAATTTTTTCCTCGATTGAATTTCGGCACATCAACAAATAGTAAAAACACGGTTTGTCTTGACCGACTCTGTGTATTCTCTTTTTTGACTGCTCAAACAAAGCCGAACTTTCAGGCAATGTAAAATAAATAATCTTGTTTGCCTTTTGCAAATTCAAACCCATTGCCCCAGCTTGGTATTGAACAAACGTTATCGAATTGTCCTCATTCTCATACGCCGTCAAATCTTTGGTCGCCCCGTTGATAATCGAAACAGGTCTATCGCCCACACATTCCAACATTCGATTTAGTTCTTCTGTGAAATTGTAAAACACAATCAACCTATCATTAGTACCGTCCAGCAGGTCTTTGAACGCCTGTAATTTTTCGGTGCTATACATTCCACATAGCTGTCGCAAACCGAGTCTGTGGCTTAGCAGACAATCACCAACGAGTGTTTTGTCCTCAATTTCAAGAACTTTACTCTTTCGGAATTTTGTGTATGCTTTTGACTTTGAACAATACACTTTTTGAAATGTCTGCGTTGGTAAGTCGATTGCCTCCTCTGTTTTCATAAACACAGCCCCGTTGTCTCGGAATTTGGCTTTTAATCGCTCAACATTCTTGTAACCGACAACCCTGTGAAAAAACACACCCTGCGAATAATTGTAGATTTTTTCCTCAATAACATAGTGGTCGAAATACATCTTTTTTGAAATGTCCCAGCCCAGCAATTTCGCCTGTGTCCACAATCTTTCGTATTTACCGTCGGTCGGTGTTCCCGATAGCAATATCACGTTGTCGGCTTTCATTTTCAAAACGGTTTTTGTTCTCTTTGCAGTCGGATTTTGAATTAACGAACTTTCATCGAGCATTAATGTGAAGTTTTTCAACTTCAACAAATCTGGTCGCCTGTGTAACAAATCGTAGTTAATAATGGCAATGCACATATAGTTCGGTGGAAAATGTTTGTATGGGATAATCTTGCTGAACAAATCGAACTGTTTCTTATCTGTCAAATCAAGAACGTCGTCAATCCACATATAGTGTGTTTTGAAATGTTCAACCCAGTCGTTGACTTTGGACTTTTGACAAACGACCAGATTTACATTCGCCCCAAGTCGTACCATTTTTTCCGACCCGACAAATGTTTTCCCCAGTCCCATATCC